TTGCTGTACCATCAACCGTCTTATACGGACTGGAGGACGCAGATGCTTCCTCCTCATCACCCTCCTCACCACCACGACGGCGGCGGCTGCGACGAGCACCCGTCAGAGGAAGAGCACCCGACGCAATGCCACCACCCGTCTTCTTGTAGGTCTTCTTCGCCATCTTCAGAACCTCCATCAGGCTCTTACCCTTGTTTGCCTTCATCGTCCGCTTTACGTGGGACATCCATGCGCTGCGTTTACCGCCATCCATACCTTCTGCTGCTGGTGCCGACATTTTATTAAACGCGCAAGAAAGATTCCCCACGTAGTGCTTCAGGTTTTTCACGGAAACCACCTCCATTGTTGTCGTACAAATTCCACTGACAGCCCATGTACATGGGGCGATTCCATTTGACATTCACTGTTCGCAACTCGGCATCGGGGGCGACCAATGTAATACTGTTTCGATTGTAGCGAATGAGGTCTTTTTCATCACGGGGGTGAAGGGCTTGCTGATAGGATAGGCGGCGAAGATTGGATTCGTCCCAAGACATATTCACTAGATTTTCTAACTCTGTTCCCCGTGTGTTACCGCCGGATGCAATGATCACTTTTCCTTTGAGCGCATCAATTGGCATGGTTGCGATATTTTTGTTTGTTGTCACCAATCTACGTCGGACAGTGGTCAAGAGATGCTCTGCGATACGGTTGATGGTGATTGTCTTTTCCGTATGCGGCACGATGGAAAGAATGAACGGATCGTTGGAAGGAAATGCATCGTTGACGATCATAATACATACTTGCTCGAATGTTATATTCTCTAGTGCGTAATCATACCCGTCGTTCTGCGGATGAAGTGCGACGACGGGATGATCTTGTTCATCGGAATATACATGGACCTCCAACAAACGGGTTCCACGGGCAAGTGCAGTCGGAATATCTTCAAACACAGACCCTGGCGCATAGTAATCACACAGACGTTTTCGGGTTACAAGCATAGATGTTTCTCCGAGTTTTGTATCAAAAAGTAAATATACAATCACGAGTAACAAAACTATGGCAACAAGCCACTCCATTATTCTTTTGTCGATGATTCTATTTTAGGCGGCGTAGGCATCTGGAACAATAGATTACGAAATGCGTTAATCACATCGTCGGGAATCTTTTCATTCATTGACAAGTTCATCAAACATGCGTAATGGAAATACAAACAGTACATACCACACTCGGAATCCTTGTATTGGTGCCGTGTCTTGTTATAGGTCATCTTCATACCGTTCTTATGTATACCGGTCTTATCCCACTGCTCCTTCCACCGTTTCATAAGTGCTTTGATTTCCGGCTCTGGTTGATTGGCATACGAATCAAAATACGTCACTCGAGGATACTCCAACTCGGGGCGAATGTCACAAAACAAAGCAACCCAGTGTTGTCCAGGTCCGTCATGAGGATCTGTATTGATCACAATTCCTATACGTTGTTTTCCCTTGTCGTAGACGTCCTTGAGTTTCAAGGAACAGAGAGCAGAAACTAGACATTTTTGCGTCTCGGATTTGAGATCAAAGTCAATGGGTACTGTTGCGACGTAATAGTAATCTGCAAAGACTTCCATGTAATTCTTTTCAATGACGTCAATATCATCAGAAGACAACCATTCGTATCGATTGACTGCCCATTCTTTCGGTGCCTTTGGTTTGCGAAGCAGACTAGCCAGAATACATTCTGCCCTCCCGGTATGACACTTGTCCTTGAGACGATTCTGGAGTTCACGCCATGTTCCTTCCGTGTTTCCCTTTGGGATGGGTGATTCTTTGGAATGTTCCTTGTTGTACACTGTCCGTAGGCGTTCGATTTCTTCTTCATCAAACACAGACATTCTCTTGTTCCAATCGGATACTTTATAAGTATACTATAATGGACCTGATAAAGAACCTGCCGGACAATACACTTGTATTGGCGATTACAACCCACGGGGCGATACCCGACGAAGACGGAAATGTATCCATGTTCAAAGTTCCCGATGGTATGACAATTACAAAGTTTAGCGTCTCTCCTATTGGAGTCTGTAATATGGCGTCCGAAGATGATTCTACAGAAATGGTCAATACAATAGCAGGCGTGTTTAGAGATCCCAATATTCCGACGTTCGAAGAGAAGATGAAAACCGCAATTACAAAGTTAAAGGAGCTTCAGAAGGGCATTCTATCCCAGGTTGTGAAGAACACGACCGGTCAACCAAAAGATATATTGATAAGTGACTTTCTAAACTACAGTGATAGGTCTCTAACAGTCGAGACATACACTGCAGGTGAAGAAATGATCAATAAAGATTATGTGAAACAACCAGGAGAAGGTCAGTCTCATCCATACGATTTCAAAATGCCCATACTAAATATTGAAGGTAAACACGACCTTTTACAGTTGTTAGCTAGTGGTCGTTTGGGGATACCAACTCGTTCAATGAACATGAATAAGGAAATGACGATAGATCTTTCGTCTATCGCATCGATTCTGCAAACATACATGGATGTAACTCATCTCGTGTTATTCGATTACTCATGTTCTACGTTCTATGAAATGGATCCCTATACTAAGCGCCTAGCAGCGCGAAACCTTATGAAGGAAGGGCAGAACGGTGGGCGCAAGAAAACCAGGCGTCGAAAGAACAAAACGAAAACTCGAAAGTCTAAGAAACGGACTGTATCAAGATGGAAGCACTAAAGCCTATTCTCTCCAGTTATATCGATGTTACGAGGAAACTCACCGAAGTCAATGCTCAGGCAAAGAGTTTGCGCGAGGATCGACAGGAAATTGAGATGGATTTGACAGCCGCATACAATGAGGCTCGTGTCAAGGAGCCACTCCCCGACAAGATTGATCTTCACAAGTCGAAGATGGTGTTTCTAGTCAAGAAGCCAGGTGAATGGAAAAAGGGGTGGACCCTATCCAAGAAGCAACTGGAGGCGTATCTCAAGGAGATTCTACCCGAGCATGGTGAGGATGTGTTTAAGGAGATTGCGAAACGGCACGAGCCTACGCTGATTGTTCAGGATGACTACTCGTTTGACCTGAAAGCCACGGAAGAGTAAATTGTATGAAGGCTGTACAACTATTGAAGTCTATCGGCTCTATGCCCGTCTGCGCCGTTGGAAAGTACATGTGAACATATCCATCCAACATGCGTTGGATTGCCTTGTCCGAGTCTTCCTTCCCAAAGGTTGAGTAGATTCTGAACTTAGCCAGGTCGTATGTGAAGCTTGTTTTTCTGTCCTTCTTGTAGATACTTTCCCGAAGATCATCATGAAGCCTACTGAGTATATACTGAGGAGTCGCAACGTCTTCGGTTACGCACTTTTGGAGACGATCCTCCCTTTGCTTCTGGAGGGTAGTCGTCATTTGTTGAAGTCTGTCGATTGTGATAGGGAGTTCCATTCTGTGAGGTTATTTGAGTAACGTATAATCTTGTGAATTCGTTTTGGGTGCTCTGAGTGTTTGCCGCACTTCGCGTAACGTCTCTTGCATTTTTTGAAGTTCAACTTCAGCTGCTTGAAGACTCCGTTCGACCATAAATCCTGAATGGATCCGCGTGACGATTGGAGCCATCTCTCTATGGAGACTTACGACACGAGCAGTGAGATTTGTTAGAGCCTTGACCATTAAGTTATGATGTTTTGGCAAGATATTTTTAAATGGGTATATACAAATAAAATGGATATGAATGTTATCGTCCCCGTTGTTCTGTTTGTCCTTCTGTCGCCGGGCGTTCTCCTGTCCCTCCCTCCCGGACAGTCTCACCTCGTCCAGGTTGTGACCCACGCAGTCGTGTTTGGCGCAGTCTACACCGGTCTGCGCATGACGTTCCCCCAATACTATTAAAACGGAATATGCATACCTAAAGGAAAGGACTTGAATGGAACTCTACTGCCCTTATAATCCCGCAAACCGATTCTTCACCGAAAAGGATATTCACAAACTTCTACACAAGCATGGATTGCCTCATTACCGAGTGAGCAACCCACGCGTGTTTCAAACAGCCATGGTTCATACGACATATGTGCGTCGGACCGAGTATACTACTCCTGATGGACAATTGGCTCAATTGGCAACATGTCCTCCTGGAGTGATGCCACTCCAAGACGAATCATACGAGTGTCTAGAGTTTGAAGGAGATTCGGTACTAGGTGTTTGCGTTGCCACCTATCTACGTAAGAAGTATCCTGAGAAGAAGCAGGGGTTTCTTACCGATGCGCGAAAGACATTGGTCAATAATGAATGTATTGGGCAGTTGTCTAAAAAGATCGGGTTGGATCGATTCTATGTGATGTCGCGCCATAATGAAGAATCTGCAGCCATCAACGGTCGCAACAATACAAAGAAACTTGGCGATATATTCGAGGCATTCATTGGCGCATTGTGGACGGATTGTGGAAATCGGTTTCAAACTGTACATACCTTTGTAACCTCTGTGATGGAGGCATACCTAGATATTGAAGAAGCTGTCAATGAGACGACGAATTACAAGGATCTGTTTCAGAAG